CAATCCCAACGATAACAATCAAACAAGACGCAACAAAAATACATTGGTCGATGCCATAATCGTCGGTCCATCAGGGGGATTGTTTTTTGAAAAATTTCTTCCATTCGCTTTTAAAAAAGGATGGAAAGGACTTCAAGGAGCAAAAACATTTTTTGATAAAACTGATTTACCCACGAAGGGAAGCCATCTTATCGATGCACTAGCAAATACAGTTGCTGATCTTATTCATAAAGAGGCCGCCGAAAAACAATTAGCAGAAGCTATACAACTAAAAGAAGCAGGCCCTTCGGCTACAGAAGGATTAGTTCTTCCTACACGACGAATAACAGGAAAGACAATAACTGAACCTCCAATTATTCAACCTAAAGCTTCTCAAACTGAACTTAACACTCAAGTCAAAACAGCAGAACAAACACTCAAAAATGCTGCAGCAAAAGCTAATGATTCCGGTCAGAAACTTATCGACATAGAAAAAGTTATAAGCCCTGAAGATCTTAAACCCAGGAGAGGACTAAGTGATCAATTTGGCGAGCAGCTAGAAGGAGTACGAAAGAGTGCTGATTCCGCTCTTGATACTGTACATACACAAAATCAGAGAGACCTTAGAAAGGCAACTCTTGAAGGTCTAGATCTCACACTGCTTCGTGATAATAATGTAGAAGAATTACCAAGGACAGCAACTCTCCATCAAATCCAAACTCATCTAAAACGTCTTGATGCTGAACAGACAAGAAGAGAAATAGATCTAGACAATCATGGTTTTGCAGTAGAGGATCTCGACTCATTAGAGGTTAAAGAATCAGGAATAAGAGCCCTTAACAGAAGAAAGAAAATCCTTGAAGCAGCTCTAGAAAGAGCAGGGATTAATCCTGATTCCCCAGCGGATCAGGTAATTCAAATTGCAGATCCTATAGGAGAACAAGTCTTTAGCGAAGCTGCATGGAAAGAGATGCTTAATGAGCCTAAATACAAAGAATTAAAAAAACTATGGGAAGAAAGTGAATACGTACTTAAAGACATCGAAGAACACAACAAAGAATTTGATCGTATATTTGACATGGGAAACAGGCTGCTCGACGAACAGAAAGAGGATATTAAGCAGCTCCTCAAAGAGCTTGATGATGCGAGAGAGATTATCGCAACTAACATAGACGATGCAAACAATCTTAAAGGTGGTGAGGTATTAGAGGAAGTAAAACGAAATCTTGAACAGCAATATGCCGACATAGATATTAAAGAATCAGAACTAAGAGCTCGAATAGCAGAAGGGAAGGCTGCTGACATAGATGAAATTAGCCCTCTCGTTGACAAGGAACAGTTCACTACATATTTCAACGACCTATCAATGGATGAGCAGCAAGAGCTGTTAAGTCAATTAAGAATTAACGGTGCAATTGTCACTATTCCAACGAAGATTGGAGAGGCACCACCACCAACAGATGCAATTAAATCGAAGAGACTTAAGCCAGATGGCTTACCTGATATTCTTCGACAAATTGGAGAAGTTTTAAAAGGAGAAGACAGGAAAACTAAAGAAGCTTTTGATAACGTCGTCCAAGTTGCAAAGAATGCTATAGATATTGCAGAGGGCAAGATACCCAAAAGAGAAGGGCCCATCGTTGATATCACAGCGACCAGAGTTGATGAGAATGATCCGAAAGTTTTTTATCATGGAACTGATAGTACAACAGGAGCAAGTAGATCTGAAATTGGTATGTATGGTCCAGGTATTTATCTAACAAGTAATAAAGCAGCTGCTGGTAAGCATGGAAAAAATATTCTTGAGTTTACTGGCATAGAAGGCGATATTGTTGATTTAGGTGAGTGGCCTAAAGAGTTGCCTTTAAGAAATAAAATGATAAAAGAATCAATTCGCTTAAGAGAAAAAGGTGAGATTGTTCTTATCCGTAAACATAATGCTTATGGAGATTTATTAATTCTGAATGAAGAAGATGCTACTGCTTTACTTCAAAAACCTGCTATAGATACTAAACAAATTAAACCCAAACTTCTGGAAGGGAAGAAAGATCAACCAATCATTAATAACGCCTTCGCTCCAGTTGATACAAAAACTCCCCCTCAGTTAAAAGCTACCATTAGCAGATATAGAAGTGCTTGGAACAGAAAAACTAGAGTTTCATTTGAATCAGATATTGATGTAGCAATACTTGCTTTTGATGCAAAGACGCAAAGTAAAAATCATGGCTACATTGTGAAATGGCTTATACAAGACCTTGGACTAGATCCAACAGTCATCAGAGAGGTTGGTAATAAGTTAAGAAAGAAGATATGGAAACATAAAAAAGATACACGCAATACATATATAAAACTTCCAGATACACGCACAGCAGAGAAGAGAGGCGGCGACACTTCTTTGATGATTAACGAACCAATAAGAAAAGAGATAGCTCGAATAAAGGCAGAACAAGACACTAGCTTAATGGAGAAATATAAGAACCTAGATCCCAATCTAATTAAAAAATATAAAGAAGAAGGAATAACTGCAGAAGAATACGATGCAGTTACTAACCCTAAAGATCCCGGTGATCAATTAGACCCTAGAAATAAGCCATTAATGGCTGAACTTCCTGAGCTTCCTCCTGATCTTACAGGAGGCTCTTTAGGTAGTGCATACATCAACCGATACGGGCACCTGAATATTAAACAGAGAGTTCGGAAAATGTTGGTAGATATGCTCAGAAAGGATGGCTGGACGCTTCAACAAGCTAGAAATGCTTGGGAGCTTACAAGTGTTTCAGACGCAAGAGTCCGCTTAGAGCCATCTAATTTACAAGCAACAATATCTGAATACCAAGCAAAAATGTATGGCGAGCCTGAAAAAGCTGGGAAGATCGTAGGTATTTGGGGAGCTTACGACGTAGAAGATAATATACTTATTCTTGCAATGCTTTCTGACGGCAACCTACGAAGTTTCCATCAGCTATTGGCAACTAAAGCTCACGAAGGCTTCCATGCTCTATGGAGGAATTTTCTAACGGATTTTGAGAAAGACATTCTCGGAAAAGACATAGACATTTTAAGGGAATTAACATTACGTTCGAAGATAGGTGAACGCAAATATAAGGACGCCAAACAGCTCGGACCTGAAACAATAATTGCATCAATTAAAGCAGAAGTTGGAAATATGGAACTAGAAGAACTTGCAGCTCATTCCTTCCAAAATTGGTTGCTATACAGAGATGATTATCTTGGTACTGGAGTAGCAAAAGTCTTTAATAAGATCAGAAGATTCCTTGGCAGGATTGAACGCAAACTAAAAGTAGATTTAGGCTTTACACGTTGGGACGATATCTTTGAAGAAGCTCTCTTCCATGACATAAAAAAGAGAGGGCCTATTCGTCAGACAAGAAGAGACCCTCAGATTGCTTATTCTATAGACCCAGATGAACTTGTCGAGGGAATGGGCAAGTACAAAGATGGAATTGAAAATGGTGAGATAGATGTAAATACAGCAATGGAGTCTGAGTCCAGACGGTTAATCAGTCGTAGTGGCAAAACAGATTACATAAATAGAGAGAATAAAGACATAATTGCAATGAACAGGGCTTTTGAAGATGCCTTCAGAGAAGCCTTCGGGGATAGAGCGACAGCAACAAAAATTGATCCTGTCAAACTTAAACAGGTATTTGACCATGCAGCAAATGCAGTAAAAGCAGACGGTTATAACGTTGATGCAACTATCAATAGATATGAACACGCTAGAAAAGGAGACATTTCTTCTAAGGAAGATCTTTATGCAGCCGCAGGGATATTGCATCATCGAGATTTAAATCTCTCACAAGCAGCTCAAGCCAGTCTTGAATACAAAGGTGGCAGGACAAATGAAGAAACAGCAGAAGCGGGCCAACGCTTACTTGCAAGAACTACAGATCAAATAAAACTAGAGATTGCATGGCAAACACTTACAAGAAAGACAGGACAACTTTTACGTTTAGCAGCAACACCACACGAAGATGTCATGGGCTCTGCCTTGGCAGCTGGTGTAGAACTAAAAATGACAACTAGTGACGCTGCTGTCGCATCAGCCTTAAGAGATGGCTTCACTCCTCAGCAAGGTTTCCTCGGCGATGGAGTGTACTTCTCGACTAATCAGGTGCCTGGACTTCCTGATTCAGTTGAACTGTATGGAAATGTCCCCCAAGATATTTCCATCCTTGATCTTGTTTCTACCAACAAAAGGATCACTGATCTAGTTCATGAATTAAATCTAGGAAAAATCAAAAGCAGCCCAGACGGGATTGAACTAACACCTGCTCAACAAACAGGTATTAAAAGTTGGGCAGAAGATCAAGGTTATGGAGGTATTAGATATGGGACTGACTTTACGAATAAACCACTTACAGGAGATCAAGTTGTCATATTTGACACGAACACAGCGAACCGAGTTATAGATTCAGAAGCAGCAATCCCTCCTCAAAAACCAGAAGGGCCTTCATTTAAAAGTATATTAGATGCAGCAATTACAGGGGCTGCAAATACACTTGAGAAGAAACTACCTGCAACTGTTCTGAAATCTATCAAGTCTAAGAAGTTAACCCCAGAAGCAATACAAACGCTTGATCGGTTGACAGAATTGACCTGGTTCATGAAAAACAATCCTAGTGCTAGAGCAACAGCAGCAGAGCTGATGCTCAAAGTTCCAGATGGCGGATTAAATCCAAATGTATATGCCAGTATATACAGAAACCTCATCTTCTTTAATACACGAACATGGATGAAAGTTCTACTTGGAAGTGCTTATAGGGGTGCAACATTACCTATAACTCAAGCCATGGGTGAGGCAATGCAGATGCCTGGAATGGATGCAGCAGCGAGGAAAGCAGCAAGGCAAAGAATCAGTCTAGATATGGGTATCTATCCCAAATATCTCCAGAATCTTCCTTACGCCTGGAAGATGATGACTGAAGCAATTAAGCACAACGAAGTATTTGTCAACGTAGGAAGAAGAAAGTATGAAGCTGACGGCGGAAGAGGACTACCGACTAATCCAGATCAATTAGAACTCGACCTTAAAGCACAACAATTAACAGAGCAAATACCGGATGATCATTTCTCTGCAGATATAGATGCTAACCCTATCGCTCAAGGTCTTTACTATGGAGCAAAAGCATTAAAAGCAATAGAGAAAGGCAGCAGTGTATCAAGTCGAATAATGGGTGGGTTTGATACTTTCGTTGCAGGAATGGTTGGCCCTGCCTCCGAATGGGGCCGAATCATGGAATTAGAACTAGCCAATGCAGAAGTAAAAGGATTTGAACCAGGTTCAGATAAAGCTTGGGACTATGCTTCTAGAAAGACTGATGAAATAATAAAAGCAAGTATTGAAGACGTAGATCTAGCTAATGGCACCATCATCAAAGATGGTCGATTGAAAGGTGAGCAAGCTAAACATGCAATGGACTGGGTAAACTTTACAGACAGTGTAAAAGTAAGAGCAGAGAAGAAAGACTATCAATATGGAGTATTAAAAGCAAGACAACAAGGTATAACTAATCCAAGAGAAATTGTTGAATGGGTTGATCAATGGATGAGAGAGGAAGTCGATCAAGGAACTCACTTTAGACAAGCTATGGAAGGCCTTGCAAATCTTCCAGCCGACTTTATACAGAAAGGCCATCGTAGTAAAAACCGTGTGACTTCAAATATCTCAGGGATGATGATTCCAATAGTAAGGACACCTCATAACCTAATAAAATCCACACTAAGATTTACACCATTGAGTCGATATGTTGATAGTTATTGGAGAGATTTCAACAGCCAAAATCCCAACACTAGAGCAAGAGCATTAGGAGAGACTGGAATAGCTTATACAGCTTTCTCCTTAGCTCTAATGCTGGCAGCTAGTCAACACGTGGAATTTACAGGGCCATTAAGCCAATTCAATACAACAATAAGAGACAAACAAATAAGATCAGGTCGACAACCTTGGAGTATTAGATTTAAGAATCCAAGAACAAGTGAATGGACTCCATATTATTCGATAGAAGCATTTGATCAACTTGCAACGGTCTTTGGAGGTGTTGGAGCATATATAGATAATTACGCTAGTAAAGACCACACAGAAGAAGACTTAATGGCATTCGCAGGAGGTGTGATAGCAACAATTACAGGGACATTAGTCCAAGTAGGGGTTGGACAATTCATGAAAGGTCCAATGCAAGGGCTGACAGATATCGTGGATCTAGTGACAGAATTATCAAGAGACGAAACTCTCAGAGCAAAAGCTGGTGCTAGACAACCATTTGAATACTATGTAACACAAAGACTTGCAGGATTCTGGCCTGGCTTCTCAAACGCAGCCCGTAATGCAGTTGATCCTTATATGAAACAAATAGACGCTGCCAGTCCTAAACCAATCTGGGGGCTAGATATCATCGAGAACCTTGCAAAAACAATAGCAGCTAAGACACCTGGCCTATCTGCAACACAACCTAATCGGCTTCATCCAATTACAGGCAATCCTGTTCCTAGCTATGGAGTCCCAGGAAGCCAAATGATTTCACCAGACGAACCTTTCTTGAAAATGTTCCATGATGTTGCAATGCCTTTATCAGCATTTAAAACAAGAACTTTATCCACTGATCTTGTAGATGAAGAGCTATTAAGACTCCATGGAACAGGGAGTGGCCTCAGGGTCTGGCACAGAAGAATGTTTAGTCTGCCAGATAGAAAATTGTATACAACCGAGTTAAATAGACTAATAGTAATTGGCACACAAGAGATAAAGATACATGGGCTGACTCTCCATGAAGCATTAGAGTCACAGATTAGATCGAGTAGATATCAGAGTCTGTCACCATATCCCCCTTACGAAGGGAAGAACAGTGAACGTATAGCTAAGCTTAGGGAAGTAATAGAACCTTATGTCAAAGCCGCAAAAGCAAGATTCATAGCAGAATTTGATACAGGCCCTAATTCTCTCGGCTGGTTAATTAAAGAGCAAGAGTCTCGAAACCTGCAATTTAAGTATGATGTGGAGTACGGAAAACAATCCAGCCTGCCAACTTGGCGGCAATTAGCAGGTACTTAATTTAAGCCATGTCCTACACCCAATCATACGTCGTCAATTCCAGCTCAGCACAAGGGACCACTGATTTCCAATTCACCTTCCCGTACATAAAGGAAGCACATATTGAAGTGTACCTTGACTACACAAAACTGACTCAGGGCACAGGATCAAATCAATATGCAGTCATAACCAACGTCTCACCAAAACTGATTCGTCTAAACACAGGGACAACATCAGCAAATAGGAGAGTTGAAGTCAGACGTAACTCTTCATTAGGAACACCTCTTGTTGATTACGCTGACGGTTCAACACTTACAGCAAATGATCTAGACACCAGTGCTTTACAGAGTTTATATATAGACCAAGAATTAAAAGATAACCAAACAAAAACAGTCAGTGTTGATGAATCAACAGGGCTTCCTTCTTTAGGAGAATCCGGCACAAATCTTCGATTAACTAAAGTCGCCGACCCAACAAGTGCACAAGATGCAGTAACAAAAGCGTATCTTGAACGTGCTGGCAGTATTAGCTCTACACAGATTCTTGATGGAACAATCCTGAATGCAGATGTAAATGCCAGTGCAGCTATAGCAGGAAGCAAACTCCAAGCTTCCTCTAGCAGCAATGCAGGAAGTATGTCCGCTGCTGATAAAGCAAAATTAGACGGGATAGACACAGGTGCGACAAACGACCAGACAGCAGCAGAAATTAGAGCGTTAGTTGAAAGTGCTAGTGATTCAAATGTTTTTACCGATGCTGATCACACTAAATTAAACGATATAGATACAGGAGCAAAAGACGATCAAACGGCAGCAGAAATTAGAGCGTTAGTTGAAAGTGCTACCGACTCAAATGTCTTTACTGACGCTGATCATTCCAAGCTAAACGCTATAGACGCTGGAGCAAAAGACGATCAAACAGCAGCAGAAATACGAGCGTTAGTCGAATCAGCAACAGATTCAAATGTCTTTACTGACACTGACCACTCTAGACTTAACGCCATAGAAGATAACGCTACAGCAGATCAAACAGCAGCAGAAATCAAAACAGCTTATGAGTCTAATTCTGATACCAATGCTTTAACTGATAATGAAAAAGCAGTAATTGATGGTGTCACTGCAAACACCAGCGAATTAAATAAATTAGATGGTGCGACTGCTAGCACAACTGAATTAAATATTGTCGCTGGTAAAACATTCCGAGCTTCTGGAGACGGAACATTAACAACAACTAGTGATACAGAAATACCTTCTTCCAAAGTTATTGCCTCTCACGTATCAAGTGCAGTTGGAAATGTTGGAGGATTTACTGTTATTGCTAATGATGCAAGTTTCCCTGCTACTGCATCTCAACCCGCTAACGGCATTGTTGTCAGTATTAATGATGCTGCTGGTGTTGTTGTCAACGGTTCAGGAACAAGCACTACAGGTAGAACCACTGATGGCACACCCGCAACAGTAACTATTAATGGTTTTCCTAGTTCTTTAAACAGTGAGACACTTGCCAGTGGTGTTGGCATGCAAGTTGTCTCTACAGGCTCAAGCAATACTTATAACTATCACAAGATATTAGCCTCTGAAAATGATGTCAAATCTCTAAGCGACGATATAAACGATTTCAATGCAAGATATCGCGTAGCCTCATCTGCACCATCGTCCAACAATGATGATGGTGATCTTTATTTTGATACATCTGCCAATAAAATGAAGGTGTACAACGCAACCACCAGTACGTGGGATGACGTTGCTTCTGTCGGTAATTTCTATATCAATACTATTTCTAGTTCTAGTGGAACAGGTGGAGGAAGTGCAACTTTCAATGGCAGTGCCTATCGTTTTACATTGAGCAATCCTCCTACGATGGCTCAACAATTAATAGTAAGTGTTAATGGAGTTACTCAAAAACCAAATGCTGGAACAAGTCAACCAGGAGAAGGTTTTGCTGTTGATGGAAATGATATTGTCTTTAGCTCTGCCCCTGCTTCTGGGAGTGATTTCTTTATTGTCACTCAAGGATCAAGCGTAAGCATTGGCACTCCCAGTGACAACACAGTAACAACTGGAAAGATTGTCGATGGTTCAATTACTAATGCCAAAGTATCAAATAGTGCAGCTATTGTTGGAAGTAAACTAGCTGATGATTCAATTGTAGAAGCTAAGTTAGATATACATCAAGCACCTGCTGATGGTAAGTACCTTAAATACACTTCATCTAATGGAATGGAGTGGGCTGATGGAGCTTCAGAAGGTACTGATGTTAAATCAACTGGAGAATCTGGTACTACTAAATTCTTACGAGTAGATGGAGATGGAACATCTTCATGGCAAGTACCACCTGACACAGTTTATACACACCCTAACCACAGTGGTGAAGTTACCTCTACTGCAGATGGTGCGACAGTTATAGCTGATGATGTAGTTGATGAGGCTAATTTAAAAGCCTCTAACGCACCTACTAATGGTCAATTCTTACAAGCTCAATCTGGAAACACAGGTGGTTTAACTTGGGCAACGGCTAACCAATATACACACCCTAACCACTCTGGAGAAGTAACTTCTACTGGAGATGGTGCAACAGTAATTGCGGGTAATGTTGTAGATGAAGCTAATTTAAAAGTTTCTAACTCACCTACTAACGGTCAACTTCTGTCTGCTCAGTCGGGTAATACAGGTGGCTTAACTTGGACAGATCCAGTCAGTCCAGGTTGGGTAAAAGTAGATAGTGGACAAGCTGTAAGTGGTACTGACATCGAGATATATGATGGTTTTGAAGCTGATACATATATTTGCTATAAAATCATGTATTTCTTTACAGTTGGAGGAGGTGGAGGAGGTTCGCAAAAATGTCAATTGGGTAATTCAGGTGGTTATATCACTAGTTCCACCTACATCTCCCAAAGATGGTATGGTGAACAAGCTTATTCACGGTATGGTAGTTTCGAAGATAATGGTTTAATTTTACCAGATAACACCAGTAGAAATGCAGGGGAAGTAACTATATATGACCCAAATTATGCTGAATCTGGAGGAGGTGTAATAATGACATGGACTGGTATGACAGCTACCGTTAGTACTGGTGATTATCATAATAAAACGGTAGGAGGATTCAGAGGTTGTATTTTAGATACTGATAGTGCAATGACAAAAGTACGATTTAAATTTGATCAACAGCCTAATAGATTTAAATGGACTATTTATGGTGTAGGTGAGATAGTGTAAAAAATAAATGGAAATACCATATTGCGTATGAAATATGCATAATATAAACTAGGTCTACACTATGAGAACATTTACTAAGGCATAAAACATCATGGCATTAACACAAATTTCAACTGCGGGCGTCAAAAGTGATGCCATCACAGCTGGTAAGATTCCAGCAAACGCAGTAGGTTCTAGTGAGATAGCTGACGATGCAGTGGGGTCAGCTCAAATCGCTGATGACGGCGTGGTACAAGCTGCTATTGCTGATGATGCAGTGGTTCAAGCTGCCATCGCTGACGATGCTGTAGACGAAGCACGCTTACAAATAAGTAACGCTGGTTCTAACGGTGAATACTTATCTAAACAATCAGGCAATACAGGCGGTCTTACTTGGGCTGCTGTAACTGGTACAACAATTAATAATAATGCAGATAACCGTTTAATCACAGGATCTGGTACAGCTAACACGTTAGAAGGAGAAGCAAATCTTACTTATGACGGTACAGATCTTACTTGTGGAGGAAAGATAGAGGACTCTAAAGGTAATGTAAGATCTATACCTTCTAACGCTCAAGGTTCAGCTCATGTAGCAACCGCTGCAGATGCTGGTAAAGCTATCTATATATCAACTGGTGGAGTCACTCTTAATAACTCAGTATTCGACGCTGGAGATGCCGTGAGTATCATCAATAACAGTGGTTCAGATCAAACAATAACTCAAGGTTCTGGGGTTACTATGTACAACACAGCAGATGAAAGTACAGGAAACCGAACTCTAGCTGGTAGAGGTATGGCAACTGTATGGTTTGCATCTGCAAGTGTCGCCTACATAAGTGGTGCGGGGTTGAGCTGATATGCCTATACAACAAATGCTTATTGGCTTAGGTGCTAAACCTCACCCTATAGGCCAAGCAACTTTTACAACTGAAGGTAGTAATAGCTGGACTGCTCCTGCTGACGTGACTTTAGTACATTGCGTATGTATTGGAGCTGGTGGTGGGGGTAATAATCAACCTAATAGTAGAGCTGGTGGTGGAGGTGGTTGTGCCTATAAAAACAACATTACCGTTACGCCTGGAACCAGTTATACAGTTTGGGTTGGAGAACATGCCGTAGGTGGGGATGGTGAAAGAGATGATGAAGGAGATGATTCATATTTCATAAATAACACAACTGTTAAAGCTGCTGGTGGAGATTCAGGAATAGGTGGTGGATGGGGTGGTGGAAGCTCTAGCCATTCCACTACTTCTAAACAGACACAAGTAGGAGATGGCTCTTACGAAGGTGGTAGAGGTAAGAATAATGGTGTTGGTGGAATAGGTGGAGAAGGTAGTGGAAGTGATGGAGGTACTGGAGGTACTGCTTTTACAAGTCTAACTGGTGGTTCTGGCGGTAATGCTGGAGGCGGCGGTGGTGCAGGATCTTACCAATCTTGGGGATACGGAGAAGGTGGGTATGCAGGTAGTTCGACAAACGGTATAGGAGCTGGTGGCGGCGGCGGTTCAGGCGGTGATACTGCTGGATCAGGCGGCGGCGGCGGCGGGATTGGAGATGCTAATAATGCCCCTTCAAATGGAGGTTTGGTGGATAGTTCCAATCATAGAGCTGGTGACGGCGGTGACTGGGGTGGTGGTTCTGGTAGTGGTCAAGGTCAACATGGTACTTGGAGTGATGAGTCGTACTCAGGTCAAGGCGTAGTTCGTCTTATCTGGGGTGATGGCAGAGCCTTCCCTAATACAAACATCACTAATCAATAGGTGAAAGTCCCTAAACTACCCAAAGCTCTAGATATGCCTAGCATCCCTCTAAAGCAACCATCAGCTATGACCATGAGAAAAATCATCGACGGCCTCGCCATTGCTTCTTTTGTTCTAGTCGTTGGAACATTAGGAACTGTTAGCTATGGCTATTACTGGGTCACGTCTAACCAAGACAAGCTGACCGAAATTGTCATGGATCAAGTTAAAGAAGCTCTCCCTGGAATGGTTTCAGGAGCATTGCCAGACTTAACTGGAGGAGCATTACCTTCTAAATCTTCCAAGAAAGGAAGACCTAACCTGCCCTTCTAAAGGGTGTCAGAAATTCCAGAGATCGGAGTAGAGGGAATCCCTTTACTTCAAATTCCTTCATGGGCGGATGCTATTTCAACAAGCATTCCCCAAACTCCTCCTGTCACATTAGAGATTGGAATTCCAGTTATTGACATGCCAGGTTGTGTCGAGGCACATCCTGATGCAGGAACCAATAAACAACTAAAACCAGACGATTCAAAAGGAGTAAAAGTCTTTTGTGATGCTGGAATGCCTTCTTTCAATGCAATTGATTATCGTCCAGAAGAATTTACAGAACCACCTAAAGCATTTACGCCCAAAATTCCCCCTCCAATTAAGAAGGTGGAGAGGGAAGTGGCGAAGGAGGAACCCACACAGCAAGAAGCCCCTCCCCCTCCCAACATAACTCCTAAAATTCCAATTGTCCTGCCGTGTCCAAGACCAGGATCTGTCCCGTTAGGAGGCTTAAACCGCTCTCAAACCAAGATGGTTATTGGTTATAAGCCTAATGGAACTGCATGTGAAACTATTTACGATCCTTTACCTCTTACAGATGTAATAGGTAACCACTTACCTTCTACTTCCTTAACAGCAACAACACTTGCAATAGGAGCTGTAGGTATTTTTGGAGGAGTAGCAATAGGAAAACCACTGGGAGATATAGCTGTAAAGAAAATAGTTAAACCTTTACTTAAAAAAGTAAAGAAAAAGATCCTTAAACTGCTTAAAAAAGATAAAATTCTCTCTACTTTTGAACGTCGTCAGGAGCAACGGAGCCTATCGAAATAGAATGGTTATGAGGTAACACTTCCTCCTTGTAATCTGTCGTTAAAACATCGCTGCAAATACTATAAGATTTACTTTTTGGATGAAAAGATATACCGCGAATCCTTAATTCAGCACAATTCTTAAGACGAGCAATCTCAAAATCTAATCTTTTGTTTGCCAAGATCTGTTGCTGTAATTTAATCTGAGTATCAGCCGCGTTAAGACAACGATTAGAGAACCTTCTATCTAGTGGAATGCTTATAGTGGCTGAGATTCCACCAGTAATACTATTAGAATCCTTCTGATTAGTTCTTACATTCTTATAATACAAAATACCACCAGGATTATCAATAATTCCATCACCATCTGAATCGGTATTATCATAAACAGGATCTAAATAATCATATTCATATGGTCTTTTCGTTGAAATAGCCCCCGTCAGAAAAGGAGTAATCGACAAGGTCGTGCCTTGGCATTGGATTCCGTTGCCGTAAGTGTTTGTATGGAACGGCCCTTGAAGTACCTGGACACCTTGATTGATAACTGATCCACTACTCGAAGCATTAGGAGCGGCGGTAGCAGAGACACCGCCAATGTCACCACCATAAGAGGGCCGACAAAAGCCCAAACCAAAGATCGCATAAGCTATTGCTGAAAGATAGAAGTAGTATCTGTGACGCTGGTAATCTCTGTTGCTCTTTGAATAATCGTCTGTTGAGATACGCCTGGTGCTTGATATGTTTCTGTAAATTGGAAAGCATTCCCTGGAGTTTCGAGTGTCCAGTTGGGTCTGTTTGAATGATCTAATCCAACCCATGTGTAAGTAATTCCGTCTGTTGTTTGAGAAGGACCAGTTGTTGATGTAGGAGACACAGAAGATCCACTATGTTTCATGTTTGTACCTGTAACTGTATATTGAAATCCCGATTGTATGTCTATAGAATTAATCGTTTCTGTAACCTTAGAAGTAGTTTCAGTATGGCTCGTCATACTCCCTTGAGTAAATTGAGGGACCACTGGGACCGCTTGCGCCGGAACAGAAGTCAACATTAATAGAAGGAGAACCCTTCTCATAATCACTTAATTGTTAGTTCACTAAATACCTGTCCAGTCGCTGTAGTTCCAGCCCCACCAGCCACGGCGGTCACAATGCCAGAACTCAAGACAGTACCTGCCAGATTTCCTGCAACACCGCCAGAGCTAACCGTTGTTGAACCAAACGCGGGGAGATCAGCTACAACCCCCGCAGAAACATCCACACCAGCATTAACTGCTAATGGGTTATCTCCTTGGAGCCAGCTTTCTGAGAATGAAAAAGCCGATCCAGCAGTATTTATATCGTAGGTTCCTACTTTCATCGTCGCTGCAGCTGTAACACTGCCAGCGGTCAATCCACCGAACACGCTGTTATTAGCTGTAGAGACTTTAACGTTTGACCCTGAGACTGTGTAAGTACTCGGCACACGAATGCTCGTAGCTCCAGCCCCATCCACCCTCAAGGAAGTACTGGAGCTGAGTTTATGAATCATGTCTGCATGCGCAGGCCCCACTGAAAAGAACAGCAGGGCTAAGAACGACCACCTCATGATTCCTTATCACTAATAAAGGTATTATCCACTGGAGGCTTCTCTTCTACAACCAATTCAGCTCCTTCAATCTTAAGTGGGGTTTGAACCCTGATTGTTTGATAACTACCCCCTCCGTTATTTGAAGCAATAAGCTTCTCCATATCCTCCTTGGTGACTGAGCCTTCGCCCTTTTTATTGGCGGCCTGGACGCCAAAAGTAGTAAGAGTCGACGTAAAAATACTTGCTATAAAGGTCGGATCGAAGGTCTGTTTTGGAAATCCAGGAACATCAATATAAGCCAAAGTAAGACAGAATCCTGACCAAACTACAATCGCTAATCTGACTGCAACACCAACGATTGCAATCTGCTCTTCACGATCGGGAACTGCATCTGTAAGTTTACCTAATATTCCTTTCTTTTTATCTTCAAGTTCTTCTTTTGTGGGTGTTGAATCCTTTGGTGTTTCCATAAAAAATTGGCAGGCCTACCCAGACTAATCCTAAAATACCTAAAAAAACAATGACAGAAATCATAGCCGCAATCATTGGAGCATCTGTCAGTGTTGTCATCATGCTGCTTAGCAATCTCAGCAATAGACGCGACCGCGATACGCGTGAATTATTTAAAAGGATGACTGAACTAGAGCGTCTTGTTGCTAGCTATCACCCTCCACAACGAAGAAATTGGAGAAAGGGTTAGCGAGGCTCTTTAGGGAAAACAATCAAATGTTCTACTTCAAAACTCAATGACTCCCATGTATCACTCTCTGCAGCCTTAACCCATGCCTCATCAGGATTCTGAGCCATGACAACTGTTTGAAAACCTTCTTGGCCTAAGCATCCACCACCTACAAATTCAGGAGGAATACGAACGACCCAAGCGCGTGAATCAATGATTTCCATAGACTTTAATCCAACCTTCTTTTGGGTTTTTTTGCGAGAGCGATTTAAGAGGAACCCCAAGTATTTGCGAATCGAGAAGCCCTTCAATATCACCCCGATACGCTGCCAATTCCAAATCCCAGAGTTCAGCTTCACGTTCTTTAATCGCTCTATCTTCATCTATAGCAAGCGACTCATTCCAATATTCGACTGCACCAGCCAATGCGTCCAATCTGTCGTCATGCTGTAAACAATTCTTATCGATTGTCAGATGAGTCATTTGGTGAAATAACTGATAAGCCAAAGCTGTTTCTACTGAATCCTCATCCCTTGCTTTCGCATCATTTTCAATGACTGATCGATTCACAATCAATCGATGTTGATTCAGTACAGGCTCTAACGCATTAATAATTCTTCTCTCCTTCTGCACATTGCTCCTAACAGGTTCAACAGTGCATGGATAAATCTCCCGAAGATACGGCTGTAAAAGATTTTGAAGCATCCCTTGGCCAAACTGATCCTCTAAAAGAATGAGTTTTACTTTTCGTCTCTTGGCTGCTTCTGCTAAACCTTTTAAAACAACTTCTGTATAACCTTCAGTAAAAGCACCAACCTCTAAAACAAAAAGATTCCCATTTAAATGCGCAACAATTGCATAAGCTGTCTCATCTAAACCGCGACCAGAAGGATCTATAAACATCGCACAACCTTGAAACTCTATCCATTCACCATGGATATAAGCAGGACGATGGTAATAATCTCCACTGAATCCAACAGCAGGTAGATCACTAACCCTGTACTCAGCTCCAGAAGACCACACAAGCTTCTCTGGAGCATCCTGGTCAACCTCTATAACAACTAGGTCGGATAGCCTTAATGGAAACCTCTGAAGGTCGCTGAGCGTAGTGTCAAGTTGAAATTGAAGCGTGAACTGTGAACGACCATAGCTTGCTTCCCTCTCAAGAAGATCTATCTCGGAAAATCGATCTGGGTCTGTTGGCATATTTTTTCTCGCTACACATTCTTCCAGAATCACTGGAGCAAGAGCATCTCCATACTTTGCAGGTTTCTCTGGATACCTAGATGGCCAGATACGACACTCATACCCTTTTAATCTCAACTTGTTATATATGCTCTCCTCCGTTTGCGGTGTCCCTAAAAAAAGAATCGCCCCTCCTGGTTTTAAAATTGCATTGAACTCTCCAACAGAAGCTAATAACTTCTCTCTCATTCCTACTGTCCAAGCAGTATTTGGAACCTCTACGTCATCAGCAAGAATTAAATCTGCCCTCGAACCTGTTAACTGTCCAAAAACTCCCACTGACTTAACAGATGGACTCTGATCTGGTATCGACGGCCTTACATCAAATCTATTACTAGCACTCCTTTGCTCATCCTTATCTGGATCTAAGCACTTCAATATCTTCATCTCTCTAATTAATCTCAAGCAAAATTGCGCAAAATCATCTGCCCTTGTCTTACTCGCTGATACCACCATGATCTTCTTCTGTGGATCATTCCTTAGCAACCACAACACATATGCCGCTGCCATCCAACTCTTCCCTACTCCCCTGAAGGCTTCAATGATTCGCCTCTTTGGACCCTCTTGCATGTATTCCGATATGTCCAACTGCACTGGCGTTGGATTCGGTAACTGCAAATGATTCCATACCACTACTAGAAAATATCTGAAGTCACTACTAAACGGCTCCGGTAGTGCCTCCCACTCTCTCTTCACTAATTAAGCCCTCTTCTTTTTAAAAGCAATCACATTCTCTATCTCTGGTAATGCTTTCGCTAGTTCCCCAAAGGTTGTCTCCTCTACTGGCTGAGAACTAATCTGATTGTCTTTTAAAAATTGACGCGCAACGTTTAAATCTGCTGTCGTCATCTCCCCTTCCCTTAACTTCTCCATGAATAAATCCGCTAACCCTGCATGTAATTCACTTAATACCTCTGTTGTGTTCCCCTTCTTCATGATCCCTTTCTCGTTTGTTCCCTTATCTTAAGCATTTCCCCAGTAAGAGCTTCCACCCACCACGGAAAAAGCTCTTACCTTGACCATTCCGCTGCTGGAACTTGGGGATCAGATCTGGGAGGTTACCTGGTCAATACTCATACACTAACAACCCTGTCCACCACTCACTGTCCATATAAGAAGAAGAGATATTCTTCCCCCCTCTTAGATAGATCTTAGATCGATCCTTGATTTTTTATTGCAAAAATCTCTGACGCTCTACGTTTATAAGGAAGAAGCTGCTCACCCCCCAATGCCTGTCCAAAATATGTCCAAGGGAGGGGTGGGGGGTCAATAAGTCAGTCGTGGATTGGACTGAGTAACTGCCTCTGGGACAGATACTCAATGGAATACATCGTTTAGCAGCACTTTGTGGAAGTTCTCTTCTTTTGTCTGTGTTGCCGCCCAGGGAGAAAAAGGTTGCGAAATCATCCATGGAATGTATAGTGATCCTGTAGGCCATCATCTGAGGGTCTACATACACACAGCACGGAGTTTCGACTCATGACTAAGGCACAACTAGAGAGTCAGCTAAAAGAGCTGAAGGAGAAGCTTGCAGGCTATGAAGAGACTGAGCGGATTATTCCTTGGAAGTCTTACATGACAGACATGGGAAGGCGCACAGCTATCCATAACGAAGAAATTAATCTTCTATTATTCCAAGATTGTCCAAGATATTGGGCAAGTCTGAAGAAAGGATGGGCGTCTGTTCAAGAAGTAATTCCTAGTCTTAGCTTGACCAAGTAAAAGGTGTGGAGGCCTTCGGGCCTCCTTTTTTTTGTCCTCTTATTAATTAATTTCACCATGACTAATTACAACGGTTGGACTAATTACGAAACTTGGAATGTTGCCTTATGGATTGATAACGAAGAAGGCTGGAAGATCTTGGCGGAGGAGTCAGGTGATTACAAATCTTTCATTGAGAGAATGAGGGAGGGAGATTCCTTGGAGACACCGGACAGAGTCGCTTGGAATGATTCAGGCATCAACGTTAGAGAGATCAACGAGAAAGTGTTCCAGGAGCTATGTATGTAGCATCTGAGAAAGAGCCAAGGACTGAGACCAATGGAAGCCAAACAAAGGGCCAAGCAAATAGATGATTGGTTTTTTGGAGAGGAGCCAGAGAGATCAGACCTTGGGATTAATTACGACCTACCACAAGATGAAAAATGCACTAATACAGCTGGGATTCCTTGGGATCTTGAGCGTTCTCTTTCTTTCATTATCAAAAAGCCCAGCGATCACTAACTCACCCTATTATTTTTCAAATGACAAAGACATCCTTCAGTAAATACGCAGAGGATCGGAAGATCTATGATCATTACAGAGAATGGCACCGAGCTAGATATGGTTCGGAGCCAAGCTCGCAGCAGATTATTGTCTGTTGTGATTACGCACACCATCTATTGAAGGGGTATTCCTTAGGAGATGACAGCACAAGAAGAAGTGAAACGAAACGAGTGGAGAGTGAGGCGGCTTAGCTGTCTTTACTTTTTAGATAAGCGTTATCTAAGTACTCATAAGTATCACGGACTGTACACTTCATTACACGAAAACCATGTCAGAAGAAGTAGCAACCAAACCAGATAAAGAGAAGCTACAAGCGACTCTTCCACCAAGTTTGATGAAACGTCTCAAGCTAATAGCAGAGACACAAGATCTATCTGTATCAGAGGTAGTACAACGTGCTCTTTCTGAATGGATAGAGAATAACTACTGTGAAAAGATTGCGTTTTGGTCAACTGAACTGAACTAGATGCGAACACGAGCAGACCAGGAGGCACTCGAACGAGAGATGCTGACCTTGGGATGTGATCGGGTAAGGGTGCTAGCTAATGAAAGGCGTACAAAAAGGATGGAGTCTCTATCTAAATGGGGAGAGGCTCTATCTGCGCATGGAATTGACCGATGTATTCCTCACCTAAGAGCCATCCGCAAAAAGATAGAGCAAGGCAAAGCCGGAGTTAGCTTTGCCCTACTCAACCCTGTCACCCAGTTACCGCCACAGCAGACCATTGCGGCGGCAATAAGGACTGTAATTGATTCCTTGAGTACAAGTCCAACTGTTCATTCAGTTGCAATAGATATTGCTGAAAAATTATGGATAGAGACTATGTTAGATAGAGCAAGTAAAGATGAGCTAATAAAACTTAAGAAAGGTCGCAGTCGTAAGGCACATAAGATGGCAGCGATAAGACACATGGAAAGGACAGAGATATGGACACCAAAAGAAAAGATTGCAAGTGGATTGTTTCTTCTTCAGTTAATAGAGAGAGAGACAGGACTCATTGAAATAGTAAGAGATGATCAGCCCTGGAAAAAGAGGCGAGTTGTTAGAGCTACCAAGGAATGTATAGAGTGGATTAATAAGGTAAAAGAGCAACAAGAACTGATGACTCCTAACTATTTACCAATGTATATCAAGCCCAGAGATTGGGTGTCTCCATTAGACGGAGGATATTTAACAAAGCTCCCATTGAAGCTAATGAAAAGCAACAATGAGATTATTAATGATTACTGTACAGGTCAAGAACCCTTCATTAAAGCAGCGAACATTCATCAATCAGTACCATGGCAAATCAATCGATGGATGTTAGAACAGGTGACACATGCTTACGATAATAATATAGAAATAGGATGTTTAATTCCTAGAGATGGCTGGCCTGTCCCTCCTTATCCGAAACATTTAGAAGATGATGATCCTAACGTTGAGAAATGGAGACGCAGAGTCAGAGGCATCCATGAGAAGAATGAAAGGACCAGAGCAAAACGAATAGGAAATGCAAAGACCTTATGGGTAGCTCGTCGCTTTAAAGAAGAAGAGCATATGTACTTTGTAATGTCCTTGGATTTTCGCGGTCGTTATTATTATCGACCACCATATTTAAATCCACAGGGCAATGATGTAGCTAGAGCTTTGCTGCAGTTCGCTCGTCCGGTATCTATTACACAAGAGGAAGAAACAGATTGGTTACGGATACATGGTGCCAATCTCTATGGACTAGGTAAGTCTGATTTCAGAACACGGATTGATTGGGTACATGAAAGAGAGCAACTCATCCTTGGTGCAGGTAATGATCCTTGGTTGAATGCAGAGTTCTGGATGAGAGCAGATAAACCATGGGCTTTCTTAGCTTTCTGTCGTGCTTACTTTGAACTGAAACAGAAAGGTTCAGAGTATCAGTGCCACTTACCAATCATGTTGGACTGCACCTGTTCAGGGATACAGCATTATGCAGCTCTCCTCAGATGTGAAACGATGGGTGAACTTGTTAACTTGAAAGAGAATGAAAGTCCACAAGATATTTATACGAATGTAATTACAAGAGTTAATGAGGAACTAAGAGTTAGTAAGGATCCGCGTGCTCAGAAGTGGTTGATGCTGCAACCAGATAGATCATTAGCAAAACCATGTGTCATGACGACACCTTATTCAGCTACACATACAGCTTTCTATTACTACGCATATGACTGGGCACAGAAGAGAACTAAAGATTTATTTGGCACTGGTAGTTGGACTGTAAGGAAAGGAGCAATGACAACAATGCACTTCATGGCAAAGCTATTGCATAAACATGCGACTGCACTTATCTCACCAGCAGTAGAAGCAATGAAATGGTTTAGATCTATAGGGTTAAGGGCAGGAAGAACTGACAGACCACTTGAATGGATAACTCCATCAGGCTTACTTGTTCACCAGCAATACAACAGCACTAAAGAGACACGAGTCAGGTTGCGTTATCTATCAGACGTGTACCTCGACATAAGAACACAGATAGAACAGCCATCCCTTGACTCCACACGGATGGCGAACGCACTAAGTGCGAACGTTCTGCATAGTTTTGATGCTAGTCATATGGCGTTTGCCACAATCCATGCCAGCATGAATGGTGTACACAACATTGGAGGTGTTCACGACTGTTTCATTACTGATCCCGCAAGCATGAGCACCTTGAGGGAATCCGTTAGACACAGCTTCTCTGATTTGTATGCAACTGATTGGTTGTCTCAACTTAAAGAGAAGCTCCGCTCACAGCTAAATGAAAATCAACTAAAGGATCTACCCACTGAGCCTGAACTTGGTGGGTTAGATCCATCCTCTACACGATCCTCAAATTATTTCATCACATGAAATCCGAAGTTCTAAATGTCACGACACCCATCTGTCAATTCCAATACACATGGTTAGTCGAACCCGACACAAAGTACGAACCAATGTGGAAGGTTACTTGTCTTATTAAACCTGAAGAAGCAAAAGAAATTGAAGAACAACTGACAGGTTTATTAGATAGGTGGAAGCAACAATTAAAAGCTGAGAATCCAAACACCACGTACAAGCTAGGTACTCAGCCTTGGTCTTATGAAGAGGTGGATGGCACCCCTTTCTTTGTAATTAAAACCAAGATGAAAGTTGGAGGTGTAAGAAAAGATGGTTCCTCATGGAAGAACAGACCACCTGCTCTGTTTAATTCAGAAGGGAAAGCAATGACCGAAGAAGAAAAACAAACAGTGAACAAATGTGGACCAGGCACAGAAGGTCAGGTCAACCTACGTTGCAGTGGATATGAAGGAGGCTTTGGAGTTGGCATCAAGATTCAACCTGAAGCAGCCATCATCCGCAAACACGTTGAATATGTAAAAACAGCTGAAGGTTATGGCTTTGAAGCATCATCGGAAAAGGCGGAGGAATCATCTGAAGCTTGTTCCGTCGTCGCCTCCGTCGTCTCAGCGGGGGACGAATTTTAGATACCGCAGTAAGTTTGAGGCTGGTATTGCTGCCAGCCTCGACAAAAAAGCTGTTCAGTTCTCTTATGAGAGCATGGCTCTCGACTACATAATTGAATCGGTATACACCCCCGATTTCATACTCCCAAATGGAGTTGTTGTTGAAACGAAGGGCCACTTCAAATCTGATGACAGGCGCAAGATGCTTGCTGTTCAAGCACAGCATCCTGACCTAGATATCAGACTGTGCTTTCAAAATGCAACGGACAAGATCAGCCGAGCTAAACGATCTATGACTTATGGACAATGGGCTACTAAGCATGGATTTAAATGGAGCAGTGGCTGTATTCCAGCAAGTTGGTACTCATGAAAGATATAAAAGACCCAAGAGAGGGTGACTATTACATCGATGATGTAAAGGAAAGAGCTTATTACTTCACTGGCAATAGATGGATTGATATCACAAGTGATGGAAAGATCCATGTTACGAGGGAAGACCCACGCTATCTAGAGGAGGAACAAACTTGACACCTACAACTGGTGTAAAAAAACTAATTGTTAAAGGTGAGCATGTCACTCTCTTGGAAGATTATGCCCTCATAAATAAGCATGATCGAGCTGGTCGTGATGGTAAAAACATTAAGTGTCCTCACTGTGAATCCATTGAACGAATCTATGGACTCGCTTGGAAAACTTTGACATGTCGCAGTTGTCATACTGATGTTCCCAAATATGAATGGATGATTGACCAGCTCGATACTTGGAGAACACCAAGATGAATACAAGAGAACGTATCGAGATAGCAGAACAACGAATCAAGGAGCTTCAACTTCTAATCCACCACTGGAAGAAACATGCCGAGCAAATTCGTAAAGCACGGACCATGTCCTGAGTGCGAAAGCAAAGATAACTTGGCTTGGTTTGATGATGGCCATGCTTTTTGTTATGGCTGCAATTATCAGTATCAACCCAAGAAAGACAAACCCAAACCTCTACCCACCATCTCAGTGCCAAAGCCATCACTAATTAAATTCATCAAGCCCAAAGCTTTGCCTAAGCGAGGCATCACAGAAGAGACAGCAAAACTATTTGACTATGGAATTGCTGAGTATCACAACCAACCAGTACAAGTTGCTACTTATCACGACCAATTAGGTAGACCAGCTGCACAACATGTGCGCTTTAGAGATAAACGTTTTATCTGGGTTGGAGAGACAAGCAACATACAGCTATGGGGACAGAGATTATGGAGACAGAATCATGGAAGTTCTACTAAAACCTTCGCTGTTATTACTGAAGGTGAGGTAGATGCTATGTCTGTCTCTCAAGTACAGGGCAATAAATTCCCCGTAGTTTCTTTGCCATCTGGTGCGCAGTCTGCTAACAAATACATTGCTGCAAATCTTAAATGGCTTTCTCAATTTATACGGGTTGTTCTCTGTTTCGACAGTGACGAGCCTGGCATGGTTGCTGCCGAAAAGGCACTTGAAGTCTTACCTCTTGGCAAAGCAGCTATCTGTCGATTACCACGAAAGGATGCTAATGAAATGCTCCTCGCAGGAGAGGGGGATGAACTTAGAAATCTCTTATGGAAGGCACAACCTGCTCGACCAGATGGAATACTTAATGCCTCTAGTTTATGGGAAGAGTTAGTTAAACCAGGCGCGGCCTCAGTTTGTGAGTATCCATGGCCAAAGTTGGATCAGTATACACATGGCTGTCGTAAAGGAGAGATGGTGACAATTGCCGCAGGTTCAGGCACTGGTAAGTCAACAGTGTGTAGAGAACTTGCTCACCACTTCCTTAAAAAAGGATTGAAGGTTGGATATATAGCTTTGGAAGAATCAATACAACGTACTCTTCAGGGAATTATTGGAGTTGAAATCAATCAACCTTTACATCTGAACAGTGAAACAGATGCTGACTCTTTGAAGTTAGCCTTCGATCATTTACTAGGAACTGGTCGTCTCTTTCTTTATGACCACTTTGGTTCTATTGATCCTGACAGATTGGTTGAACAAATTAAATACCTATCAACTGTTGAAGAAGTTGATGTCGTAATCCTTGATCACCTAACCATTGTCGTTAGTGGTATCTCTGACCTTGATGAACGGAGGGCTCTTGATGTTACCTGCACCAAACTTCGGCAGGTTGTTGAGAGTACGGGTATGGGTTTGTTTATTGTCTCCCATCTGAAAAGGCCAGAGGGGAGAGGCCATGAGGAGGGACTCCAAGTCTCGCTTAGCCATTTGAGAGGATCACATTCGATAGCTCAATTATCAGACCTAGTCATTAGTTGTGAACGTAATCAACAAGGAGATGCAGCAGAACGTAGTGAATTGCAATTAAGAGTATTGAAGAACAGGTTCAGTGGACAGACAGGCCCAGTGGACAAGCTTTTATATGATGACAAGACAGGTCGTCTAGTTATCCCTCTCTCTACTTATTTCCAATGACTTTATTAATTGATGCTGATTGGCTTTGCTATTCATCTTGTTGTGCTTGCGAACAAGATGTTCGATGGGATGAATGGTGTCATACATTGCACTTAGATGAACGTGATGTATTAGATCTGATCGCTACCAAGCTTGAACTCTATCAGGAAATCTCAGGAGATAAAGGCAAGATTGTTATGTGCTTTACTGAATACCCAACATTTAGGCATACGATATTTCCAAATTACAAATCTAACAGAGCCGGACGACGTAAACCATTAGGCTTGAAGAACATCATCGAAGCAATTGCTAGATATTATAATGTCGCTGCGTTCCCTGGACTAGAAGCAGATGATGTAATGGGACTACTCAGTACTGGAGATAGATATACGCAGCCTATTATTGTTAGTGCTGACAAAGATATGAGAACTATTCCTTGTACTTTATTAAGAGGAGAAGAAATGGAGATAATATCTAAGAAGAAAGCTGATAGAAACTGGATGATACAAACCCTGACAGGAGACAAGACTGATGGCTTCGATGGACTGGCTGGTGTTGGACCTGTAACAGCTGAAAAGATTTTGGGTGACAGTGAATCATTACCTGCGATGTGGAATAAGGTCTTGACTGCATATGAGAAGAAGAAATTGTCTTACACTTCTGCAATTCAAACAGCACGGTTAACAAGAATTCTTAGAGATGGTGAATATAATTTCACAACAGGAGAAGTTTCTTTATGGGAACCAGCATGATCAACGAAGAACTATGGCCTCCTATCGATGAGGTTCTAATCAAAAAATTAAAGGAAGTTTTTCCTGAGCGATGCCCCTCTCTTGACATGTCGGAGCGTGAGATCTGGAGGTATGTTGGGCAGGTTGAAATGGTAAGGATGCTTGAAGCCGTTTATATTGAGCAAAATACAGCTGAAGAATAGTGGCTACAACAACTGAAGCACTGAACAAGATCAGTCAGAAGATTTTAAACAGAGACTTCGGAGATACAGGGATGGAGTACTGGAAGCCGGAGTATGAAAAGATCAAAGCGAATGCTATCGCTGCCGGTAAAACTGAGACAGAGGCCGCAGATATTGCGGACCTGTCAATTTCTAGGAATGTTGCCCGTTCTACTGAAGCCAGAGAAACAGCAGGTGTGCCTGATTGGTTCAAACATCAGACAACAGATGTAGCACTAGGTGAAAGAACATATGACTGGGCCTCTAAGTTGCAAACATCTAACTTAGAAAATTATTTAGGACATCAGAATTATTCATACGGCAAATTACAAGGGAATGTAGTAGGGCAAGAAGGCAATGAATGGTGGGGATATCAAACAACCCAAGATATCCAAAGTCATTTAGCACAAGGAAAATCCTGGGAAGACGCCTATCGATTATCAACAGACAAAGTAACGCAAGATATTATGAGAAATGCAGGGCATCAAAATTATCAAAAGTATGGATCAATTGGATATGGTAATCCTCTTGAAATGAAAACTGCTGGGCCAGCAGGTGGGGATGGTGACCCAACTATAGAAGAAAGATATTTAAATCTAAGTCAACAAGCGATAGATGAAGGAGGGCTTTTAGAAAAAACAGGAACGAAAACTGCGACAAGAACTACAGATGATGGCACTACAGAAACAGCAACTCCTTTTAGTTGGAGGATGGTTCCAGATG